TATAAGTTCTGGTTTAGCTATAATGGCTAACAATAGACATTTATATAGACCTAACGCAAAGGGTGAAAAACCTAAACTAAACATAAGTATTGCTAAGTACGCAAACACGGGTAATACATCTAAATTAATTAAAGAATAAATATGATTACAAAAAGTTATTTTCCTTCTCAAGTAGTTAGTGACGTGGAAAAAATGAGCTATGATTATGGTTTAAAAGTAGCTAAAGCTATTGAAGCAGAGTGGTTTCATACTGAAAGAGGTAGTAACAGATACAAAACTAATCATAATAATTTTCATAATTTAAGGCTGTATGCTAGGGGTGAGCAGTCAATACAAAAGTATAAGGACGAGTTATCTATAAATGGTGATTTGTCCTATCTTAATTTAGACTGGAAACCAGTACCTATTATACCTAAATTTGTTGACATAGTAGTAAACGGTATAGCTGAAAGAACATATGATGTAAAAGCTTACTCACAAGATCCATACGGCGTAGAGAAACGCACGCAATATATGGAGTCTATATTGGCTGATATGAGATCAAAAGAATTGAATGATTACGCTGCAGAAGCTTTTGGTATTGATATGTACGAAAACGATCCTGAAACTTTACCTGGTTCTGAAGAAGAGTTAAAGCTTCATATGCAATTAACTTACAAGCAAGCTGTTGAAATTGCAGAAGAACAAGCAATAAATGTTTTATTTGAAGGTAGTAAATACGAGTTAATCAAAAAACAATTTTACTACGACCTTACTGTTTTAGGTATTGGGGCTGTAAAAACTAATTTTAACACTTCTGAGGGTGTTGTGGTTGAATACGTTGATCCAGTTGATTTAGTTTACTCATATACTGAATCACCTTATTTTGACGATATATATTATGTTGGTGAAGTAAAGTCTATACCAATAAACGAACTTGTAAAACAATTTCCACATTTACAACAAGAAGATTTAGAAGATATAGTTAAAAACAAAAATTATCATAAATCTAACTATAACCAAAGTTATAACGAAAACGAGCAAGACAATAACAAAGTTCAAGTTTTATATTTTAATTATAAAACATATATGAACGAGGTTTACAAGGTAAAAGAAACTGGTACAGGTGCTGATAAGATACTGCCAAAAGATGACACGTTTAACCCACCTGAAGATGCTGATAACTTTGGTAAATTACATAGGTCAATAGAGTGTCTGTATGATGGGGCTATTATTTTAGGAACAGACAAGCTATTGAAATGGGAAATGGCTAAAAACATGATGAGGCCTAAAAGTGATTTTACTAAAGTTAAAATGAATTACAGTATTGTGGCTCCACGTATGTATAAAGGTCGTATAGAGTCTTTAGTACAACGTATAACTGGTTTTGCTGATATGATACAGCTTACACATTTAAAGTTACAACAAGTATTATCGCGCATGGTGCCAGATGGTGTGTATTTAGACGCTGATGGTTTAGCCGAGATAGATTTAGGTAACGGAACAAACTACAACCCACAAGAAGCTTTAAATATGTTTTTCCAAACAGGTTCTGTTATAGGACGAAGCTTCACTTCTGAAGGTGATATGAACCCGGGTAAAGTACCTATTCAAGAAATACAATCAGGATCTGGTGGTCAGAAAATGCAAAGTTTAATTGGCACGTATAACTACTACCTACAAATGATTAGAGATACTACAGGGCTTAACGAGGCTAGAGATGGTAGTATGCCAGACAAGAACGCTTTAGTTGGCGTACAGAAGTTAGCAGCGGCAAATAGTAACACAGCAACAAGACATATATTACAAGCTGGCTTGTACTTAACAGCTGAAACAGCAGAGTGTTTATCACTTAGAATATCTGACATACTAGAGTATTCGCCAACTGCTGAGGCTTTTGTACAAGCCATAGGTGCTCACAACGTTGCTACACTAGAAGAAATGTCTGAGCTTCACTTGTATGATTTTGGTATATTTATAGAGCTAATGCCTGATGAAGAAGAAAAAGCTATGTTAGAGCAAAATATACAAATGGCATTGCAACAGCAACTAATAGAACTTACAGACGCTATTGATCTTAGAGAAATTAAAAATGTCAAGCTGGCTAATCAATTACTTAAAATACGTAGAGAGCAAAAGCTAGAAAAAGATCAAGCTATGGCACAACAAAATATTCAAGCTCAAGCTGAGGCTAACATGCAAACACAGCAAGCGTCTGCACAGCTTGAAGTTCAAAAAGAACAAGCTAAAGCACAAGCGGAGGCGCAGCTTGAACAAATGAAAGCACAAATGGAAGCTCAAAAAATGGAACAAGAAGTAATGCATAAAAAAGAATTAATGCAATTAGAGTTTCAAATGAATATGCAGCTTAAGCAAATGGAAACTCAAAACATTAAAAACAAAGAAAAAGAAAAAGAAGATCGTAAAGACGAAAGAACTAGAATACAAGCGTCACAACAAAGTGAACTTATAGACCAAAGAAAAAGTGAAAAACCACCTAAAAACTTTGAGTCTGCAGGTAATGATATATTAGGTGGCGGATTTGATTTAGGTTCATTTGATCCTAGATAACAATTATTAATTATTATTATATTATATTATGGCAAAAAAGAAAACAAAAGAAGTAGTAGAAAAGGCTACTGAAGACAACGTGGTAAAAGTTGATCTTAAACAAACAGAAAAAAATGACGATGTCATTAAAGTAAATTTAGATAAACCACCAACACCAAAAGAAGATGAAGTTAAAGAAGAAGTTACAAAAGATAAAGCTGACGACAACAGAGTGGTTGAGCTCGTTGAAGATGCCAACACCACAGAAAAACAAGAAGAAGTACAATCGGAAGCTGAAACACAAGAAACTCCAGTATTAGAAGAGATAACTGAAGAAGATGTTCAAGAGCAAGTAGAAGATCTAGCTGAGCAAGCTCAAGAAGCTATGTTAGAATCTGCTGAAACTGGTAAGGCTTTACCTGAAAATTTACAAAAAGTTGTAGATTTTATGGAAGAAACTGGTGGTAGCTTAGAAGACTACGTACGTCTTAACCAAGATTATTCTAGTTATGATGATATGACAGTGTTAAGAGAATACTACAAACAAACAAAGTCTCACTTAACAGACGATGAAATTAGTTTTTTAATGGAAGACTCATTTTCATACGATGAAGAAGAAGATGATGAAAGAGAGATTAAAAAGAAAAAGATAGCGTTAAAAGAGCAAGTTGCCAACGCTAAAAGCCACTTAGACGGGCAAAAGTCTAAATACTATGAAGAAATTAAAGCTGGTTCTAGGTTAACTACCGAACAACAAAAAGCCGTAAACTTCTTTAATAGATATAACAAAGAGTCGGAAGAGACTAAAAAAATAGCGGAAAAACAAACTAACACTTTTAAATTAAAAACTCAACAAGTTTTTAACGATAAATTCAAAGGTTTTGAATATAACGTCGGAGATAAGAGGTATAGGTTTAATGTGAAAAATGCTAATGAGGTTAAAGAAACCCAAGGTGATATTAATAATTTTGTCAAGAAGTTCTTGAATGAAAATAATGAAATGTCAGATGCTAAAGGTTATCATAAATCTTTATTTACAGCAATGAATCCCGACGCTATTGCTAATCACTTTTACGAGCAAGGTAAAGCTGATGCTATGAAAGAAAGTGTTGCTAAGGCTAAAAACGTAAGTATGGATCCAAGGCAATCATTTTCTAACGATAACACAAGCGGTCCTAAAGTAAGAGTGCTTAACGATGACACTTCTCCAACTTTTAAATTTAAAATTAAAAATAAATAACTAATTTAAAAATAAAAAATTATGATTTCAAACCCTGGAGGTTTATTGAATAGCACGCCTGGATCAATCCAGCAAGCTACTGCTTTAAACTATTTAGACTTGGCGTCTACAGCTAATCAAGGCTGGGCGCAACAATACGTACCAGATCTTATGGAGAAAGAAGCTGAAGTTTTCGGACCGAGAACTATCTCAGGATTTCTTTCACAAATAGGAGCTGAAGAAGCGATGACTGCTGACCAAGTTGTTTGGTCTGAGCAAGGTCGTTTACATTTATCTTACACGGCTACAATGACTAACAACAACGGTGGTACGTCAACAGCTGGTCAGATTACAATTACCGATCATATTGACACTGGAGCTACTTATACCTTAGCGTCTCATGGTATTAGAGTTAACGATACAGTTATTATCTCTAATCCAGAAGGTGTTGTAAAAGCTTTAGTTGTTAAAGTTGCAAGTGACGTTATAGATGTAGCTCCTTATGGAGTAGCAGATTGTTCTGCAATTACAGATGCAAAAACTGACTTAGTTGTTTTAGTTTATGGTTCTGAATTTGCAAAAGGATCTACTTATCTAGATGCTAGTGCTGCTGCTACAGACAGAAGAGGTGCTAACGAGCCAAGCTTTAAGTCTTACAGTAACAAACCAATTATCATGAAAGATTACTACGAAATCTCTGGATCTGATGCATCTAGAATTGGTTGGGTAGAAATTTCTTCAGAAAATGGGCAATCAGGTTACTTATGGTACTTAAAAGCTGAATCTGACACAAGAGCTAGATTTAACGATTACGTTGAAATGGCAATGTTAGAAGGTGAGCTTGGTGTTCCTGGTACTGATGCTGTAGAAAACTTTTTAGGAACAGCTGGTGATTCAGTTGGTACTCAAGGTTTATTTGCTGCTATCGAATCAAGAGGTAATGTTACTACTGGTGTTACTGGTGTTAACGCTGCTACTGATTTAGCTGAATTTGATGCTATCTTAGCTGAGTTTGATAAGCAAGGTGCTATTGAAGAATACATGATGTTTGTTAACAGATCTACTAGCTTAGCTATGGACGATATGTTAGCTTCAATGAATTCTTACGGAGCTGGTGGTACATCTTACGGTGTATTTAACAACTCTGAAGACATGGCATTAAACTTAGGTTTCACTGGTTTCAGAAGAGGTTCTTATGACTTCTATAAGTCTGATTTCAGATACTTAAATGACAAAGCTACAAGAGGTGGTATCAATGATGCTGCTGGTGCTAATGCAATTAGAGGGGTTATGATTCCTGCTGGTACTTCTTCAGTTTATGATCAAACTGTTGGACAAAGCATGAAGAGACCTTTCTTACATGTAAGATATAGAGCTTCACAAACTGACGACCGAAGAATGAAGTCTTGGGTTACTGGTTCTGTTGGTGCTGCTACATCTGCTTTAGATGCAATGAGCTTACACTTCTTAACTGAAAGATGTTTAATTACTCAAGGTGCTAACAATTTCATGTTAATGAAATAAGCACTGTTTATACTAAAGAACCGGGGCTTCGGCCTCGGTCCTTTTATTTATTAATTTTATTATATATTATATTATGGCAAAAAAACAAAAAACACAAGAGGTAGAGGTACCTGTTGTTGAAAC